CCGAACCAGATCCAGAAGAGGGTGAGAGACCGCCGGCACCTACGATTGGAACCGGGAGTACAAGACCTTGAAGGGTAACCCTGAGAGCTAGTGAGATTGCATTTGCTTTAGTGGAGGCTCCTGAACCTGTTATGCCGGCACTACTAAAGCCTTGCATCAAAGAAGAATAAGCGGAGGGCCCACTGACACGAGCTACCGCCGCACCAGCCCCAACCGAAGGGTGGTTTGTGACCACAGCACCTTGGAGCAAACCTAACGAGATCCCATTGGCCAACCCAGTTGCTTCAAGAGGGGCCATAGGTCCAAGTTGACCGTTAGCAGCATAAGCCCCTAGTAAACTAGCTAAGAAGATCGGTTGAGGAAATAGGAAGGGAAGTGACCCCTTTCCCACTCCTACCAATCCAGCATCAATAGTCTTAACCGAAAGCTTCTGAACCCAAAGCGAGATCCCCAAAGCAACCCCTGAAGCAAACTTAGGAGTTGCCGTACCAAGCATTCCACAACTTAGGAGTGCTGTAGTAATCGTAGCGGTAAGTGCTGGAGAAACAATGGGCATCTCAAATCGAACCAATCAAAAGACTACCTTGCAATGGCAGTCCGGTCACCCAGTCAAGGCTAGGTGCACCCGGTGGGAGCATGGGGGCTCCTCTTGCTACACCAAGTACCGCCGCAGGTCCTCCCAACATAACTTTCGGAGATGTAAGGGAAATGATCGTTGAAGCAGTGAGGTTCATTGCAAGACCCGCTGTAATTGCAATAGCACCTAGGCCAGCACTCATTGAGATAGCCCCAGCTGCTGTCGAGATAGCTACAGCTCCTGCGGCCGTAGTAATTGATATAGCACCCGTGCCTACGGTTACACTATAGGCTCCAGCTGGACAATTAACAGCCACTGCACCCGCCGCCACTGTTGTGGTCTTAGCTCCAGCCAAGATGTTTTCGACATGGCCACCAGCTAGGATTGTACAAATCTTACCACCCAAAGCCACAGTCTCCTGGTACAGCAAGGCATAGTAATTCTGAGTCTTACCTGAGACAGTTGCATTCCAACCCCCAACATTTGTGTTGAGTCCATTGAGACCGTGTAAGTTAATCGTACTAGCCTTGATCGTATGACTACCATCAACTGTCTTCTGGTAGGAACCCTTAACTACTTGGAGGTCAGTACCAGAAACGTGAATCTCATTATTACCTTGGACATCGACACTATGTGCCACGTCATCTACAGAGTTACTGCCACCACGGAAGATGTTCTTGATCGCACCTCTGAAGTTGGTGGTGATGCACTCTCCGTTGGCATTTGATCCAACGTCCAGGAAGATCCCACCCTCACAGGTTAGATGGATGGAGTACTTGTCCGGAGTAGCAGCACCAATACGGGCCTTAAGAGCACCCTCAAGGTTAGCTTCCACCGAGACGTTCTTGGTGGAATAGTTTTCATTAGAGGACCCTGGGACATTTACGAATAGTTTTCCTTGCTTAGAGACGGATACAGCAAACTGATTCTTGGATGCCGCACGAGGGGGAGAGATCCGAAACAAATAAGCTGCGGCCATCGTAAGAGCTTCGTCGACCGTGGTACTCGGTGGACGAAGGCACTCATCCAAGGAAAACCCAGTTGGTGCCGCAGTCTGGTCGAAGTCTTCAAATATTTTAGGTTTTAGTACTTTTCCATACTGTCTTTGACCCAGAGTAGAGAAGGGGTCATTTCCAACCACCGTCCCAAACACGTGCTCTATATAGGCTCGTGGTCGATCAACCCCGAATCCATCAAGTTCTTCGAGCACCTCGGATTCAAGATCAGTATCATGTCGGATCTCAATTCGACGTTCAGTAAAAGCCCTGAGAGTACCCCCATTTAGAACATCTTCAAAGTTGGTCGCTGCATTCCCTGAAGCGTAAAAAACCTGCCTACTGTTTGAGTATACAATTGACGGAAACTCAGTGTCATCATTGATACGATCAAGGGCTTTAAAGGTAGTTGGATTAACGAAAGTGGACCCAGACACTCCCGTTGCGATTAGATCATCTCTTCCAAAGTACCTGGAGCTCTGGTCTCGAACAATATTGGTTGGATTACCCTTTGAATCCGTCTGAAAGATCTCTAGAGGGAGATTCATTGCTCCGCGACGAATAGCCCCTGAAAACATATAGGCCGCTGAATCAGATTCAACTCGGTGAATCGATTGAGTGACCAGGGTTCGATCAACATCCCGGAGCTCAAAGCTGTCCCCAGCCCTATTAAAAAGCCGAACATCCCTCGACATCAAGAATTCAGCACCAGCCCCAGACATCCCTAGGATATCCCCGGGTTTGCCCTTAATTCTCTTGTATCGGATGGTGGATCCGTACATCTTTTGGACGTCGTCTACATCCTCAGCATCAACCTCTCCTGGTGGAATCGCTGCAAACGGGTCAAACTTCAAACCCATGAGTGTTCCGACCGGAATGTACCCTAGGATAACAGCGCGATAGAACTGCTTGTTAATCTTACGGTACCCAATAACAACAACAGACCCTACTTCTGGGATTCCACCAAAGAAGCTTCGAGGTCCGGCCATCGGCTGGATAAGATCCAACTCAAAACGAACCTCAGACCCACTAATAACCTTAACATCTGCCTTGAGGTGGAGTTCATCTACTCGCGTGATGATCCCAGCCTTCAATCCTGTGAAGTCGTTGTTGGCGAAATCAGATTCGGGTATACTACCAGCGGGATGAATCTTGCCCTTCATGAATCACCTGAGTAACGAAAGCTGTGCCTGCTTGTTATGCAGATCTTGGGTTACTGAATTGATCTGCTGTTGGAGACTTGGGGAAGGACTTCCACCTGCCTGAGCATTCAGACGATTCAGTTTAGAACTCAGGTTTGACACCTCTTGCGACAACTGGGCCTTCTCTGAATTCTTTTTCAAGTTTGATCCAAAAGTTGAGAATGTTTGGGCAAGGTCACTCTTTGATGACACCGCTTGTTGGGCAGTAGCAATAGGATCCCCAAGTGCAGCCCTATTCGGTGAAGAAAACGGTGGGGTAAAGTTACCAAAGGTTTGGTCCTGAGGGCTACTAGTGAACAGGTTAGGTTGTTTTCTGATATCTGGCTCAAGTCCAGAAGGGTCTCCACGAAGCTGATTCTCAAGTCTTTGGTGTGGCTCATCCAATGTCTTGTAGAGATTGAATAAGAAGGTCTCTACTCTCGCTATCAGATCCGTACCTTTGAGTGAGCTCTGAGTAGGGTTAGTTTGGTTATTCGAGTTGATGAAGTTAGCTTGATCCGTAGAACCACCAATCGGATTTCCATCCTCACCTATAACCGTCTTGCTTACAGTACTGCTTCCGTAAAGAGATTCCCCAGAAGTTGTGGTAGCAGCGGTGATTGGGGATACTTGGTAACCCACATTAATGAAGGTCAGGGAAGCTCTTCCGGTCTGGCATTGACACTTACTATTACCGGCATACTCATCAGAGCGGACAGTCATCTCAGCGAGCGTGAGGGCTCGAGATAGTTGAGAAGCTTCCACACTGGTGGGGAACCCTTTAGACTCAGGGGAGCCAAGTGGGGCTACGCTCACAAAATTGGTACCCACATCCGAGAATGCTGGGGTTTTGATCCCATCTGCCCCTGGAACGAGTGTAGCCGCCGTCTGAAGGTCTTCTGGAGTGAGACGGGCAACAGTGTCAGCTGGGTTTGAATAGGAGGTTGTAATTGAAGTGAGGCCCTGGGATTGAGCTGCTAGAGTAGAAAACAAGTCCCCACTCAATGCGAGCTGAGTTCCTACATTCGCCGCACTGTTGTTTTTACCCTCATTGAGAATCAAGGATCCATCCCTCAAGGACACCCCACGCCCATACCTGAAGTGTCCGATAACCTCAAAGCCCCTCTCATCAGAAACCGGACGGACCATAGTGTTGGGGTTAGTTAGTCTAATCCCTGTATCGGTAAAGTTTGCCTTGGCTCCGTCCTTCGTGATTGTGATGTTCTTGTAGGGTAGCAAGGCAAACTGGGTTATCACTTTGTCTAGATCTTGAGCATAAACGTAGACACCAGCCGAATTCAACCCATACGAAAACCTGTTGTGTTCATACTTGTTGGCTAACTTGAGAGCTTGATCTGGTGAGTGCGAAGCTTCCCTTATCTTCTTATTAACAGCCTGTCTCTGAGCCACCTTGCTCTGGTTATTCTTCGGAACCATCGGGTTCTTATCTTTTTCACCAGCAATATTTGAGTAAGCTACACTCGGGTCATAAGGTCGCGTGTAGACCATCACAACATTTGGATACCCAACGATGTTGCCTGTCTTCGGATGTCGAAGAATCAGAGGCATATAGGGGTCAAGACTTCTAGGGTCATTAGGATCAAAACTGACAGGTGGGATAGTTGCCGCCTCACCAATGTCTAGTTTGAACGAAGTTTGGGCCAACTTTCGTATAGTGAGGGGTTCCTTTGACTTCCCGGTGTCAACAGGAACCACCTTCTTGGAAGAATTCTTAGCCCCTGACTTGACAGAAGTGATGTCGTGAGTCCCACCCAGGCTAAGGGTAGAAATACCCTTTGGGGCCAAGAACTTCTGGCGCCTAGCAGTAAGGCTTAATGAAGTTGTAGCACGGCCTCCGAAGGCAATATTGTGAGAAATACCCTTCACATACCAGATTTGATCCAGATGGTGGACATAGACTGGAAATCCAAGCCTAAGTTCAGGACGATGGGGGATTGTAATCGACATCTGAACTCGGTCTGAGTTAATTCGATCTAGGATGTCTAGCCCATGATAGAACATTCGGGTGGTGTCACCCATAAACTCTGAGTTATAGGGGCGAGAGCGCCATCCATACTTCCTCAAAAGATGGTAGTCTGTAACACTAGTGAAAGGGGTGGTCTCCGGCCCAAATCCGTAGTCAATATTCCCACCAAAGTTACCTTGAATGGTGAGTTGAGTGATGACTCCTGACTCGGAATCCGTAACATCGTAATCGATGATATCGATCGGCTGGATCCATGATATTGGCTTATTCGACAGGATATCCAGATTGAAGAACGGGGGTTTAAAGACAATGTCACCCGTCACATCCATATAGAACTCGAAACCAACTGCCTGTTTACAAGAATTGGCAATCTCGAGCTTACTCTGGAAGTCAGATTGCCAGAAGTCTACCTCACCAGCTGATTGAAATTGAGTCCTAAAAGCTGTTACACTAGGATCGGTTGGGTCAAAGATCAGCTGAGCTGCAGCATCACCCCCATTGGCATTACGGACAGCATTAGAGATGCTTTGCTTACCCTTCTTAAATGCTCCTGAGTCATAAGCATGAGCAATGGAGTCACCTCGAACAGCAATACCATTCACACCATAGAGAAGTAGGTTAGAGCGGATCTTGCTAAACCGGCCTGACCAGTACAGCATGATATCCCCTAAGGACGCATTAAAGGTCTCTTTTTGTCGCTCTTCCTTATTCAAGGCAGTAAGAGACCCTGTCGCTACAATGATGTCCCCAAACGCCATATTGGACAGTGTGTAGATGAGATCGTAAACATTGGTACCATAAAGCGTGTTGCCG